TTAGAAGATGGGTCCCCTAATCCAAATTGGGCAGGACCTGAAGGAGAATTTAGGCCTGAAGGTCAATTAGCTCCTAAAATTTTATCTGAAAAAAGATTTAACTCATTAAAAAAATATATAGAAGATTCTTTTAAAGAAGAAGGAATACCTATACCTACAATAAAATCAGAAATAATAATCAGTGGCCCAGATTATAACCCTGGTGATAAAAAAGAAAAATATAAACAATATCAATATAGTACTCTAAATGTTAGTCTTTTACAAGTAAATTGTAAAACAAGAGAAGTAAACAGAGGAGCTAAATTTGAAGGAGATAAAATTTTATATAAACCTTTTGGAGCAACTAAAATAACTTTAGATGCTTTCCAGTTCCCTGATAGATTTGGAATAAATGGTAAATATTTAGATTATTATACTCAATCACCTAGCGCTACAGGTAGTGTTATGACTTGGGAGTTTATAGTTTATTTATCATTATTTGGGACATCATTATTAAATGATACTACTATAACTAGAAAAGAATTTAATCCTACATTACTAAAAACTCAAATGTTAACTGATATGTTAACTGATAAAAATATTAAAGTTGAATTATTAGCTTTTATTAAAAAATCAGGAGGAGTAGATTCAACAGATGCTAATTTAGTTAATCAAAGTAATCAAACTTTAATTGACTTAGCTATACAAAATTCAGTGGGAGCTAGATCACCTGTAATTTATGGTTACCCTATAAAAAGAGAAAATACAGTGATTCCTTTAACTAATGTAGGTGATTCTTTTACTTTAAACCAAAGAAAAGGAGTAATAGAAGCTCCATCTATTTATTCATTTAATATATGTGATAGTAGACTATGAGTACTGAAAACCAAAATATACCACCAAGTAATTTCACATATGAAGTACCTAGAATAACTCTTTCTAGCGAACCTGATATTACAAATATAGCTACTTCACAAATTAATCAAGATGCTAGCACCCAAAAACAAGAAACTCTTAAAAGCACATTAAATTCTACTATATCTTTTGATGTTAGATTAACTAATACTCTTAATAGTAAAAAAGGAGAAATACAAACTAGATTAATACCTTTTGTAATACAATTATTAGTACCTTTTGGAACTGTAGCTCTTCAAGCTATTTTAGCTAAATTACCTATAGATGAAGTTAAAGATAAAGTATCTTGCCCTAATAGAGCTAAATTATTAGAATTAATAAACAAACGAAATAGATTAGCTAAACAAATAAATAACATATATAAAACAGTAACAACTTTAAGTAAAACATTAAATATAACAAATATTGCTATAACTGCTTTACAAACAGGAATAACAATAATACAAGTTATACCATACCCAGCTACAGGTATTCCACCAATTGGTTTACCTCCATTAACTACAGGTATAATAGAAATAACAGGTGCTACTGCTGATAGATTAACTGAAGGCTTAAAAAAAGCCAGAGTGTCAGTTAATGTGTTAACTATTACTTTAGCTTCTTTAGGAGTATTTTTAGGTGTGATATTAAATCTTTTAAATACATTAGACCAACTTATACAACAATGCTCTGAAGATCAAAATTTACCTTTTGAAGCTATTAATGATGAGTTAAATCTATTTGTTAATCAATCAACAGGCATAAGTAATAGTACTACAATATCAACAGTTCAAGATAATACTTATAAAGGATTTACATTAGAACTTAAATTAGACGAAACAAATACAACACAATATAAAAAACGTTACGCTCAAGCATTAAGTAAACAAGGAGTACCTGTACTTAGAACAGAATCATCTTTTGCTTCTGATCCACAAGTACTTATAGATCAACTAAAATTTATAATTGATTCAAATCCTAATTTAACTGCTGAGTAATTAAATATTTATTATTATGAAACAGAATGAATTTAAAAAAATGATTAAAGAAGCTGTACGCGAAGTATTTCAAGAAGAAATGAAAGAATTACTTTTAGAAGCAGTTCGCTCACCTAAAACAGTTGTAACTGAAACTGTTCAACCAACACAATACACTAAACCAACTATCCCAGTAGATATTAAACGTAACTTACGTAGTATGATAGGAGGAGAATTTGACGCTACTATTAGCGCTAATTCATCAATGGTACAACCAGCATACACACCACCACCTGTAAACACAATAGGAGACGGATCAAGTTTACCTCCAGGCGAAGTAAGTTTAGACCAAATAATGGGAATAATGACTAATAAATAATGGCAGTAAGAATACCCAACCAACACCCCTTAGATCTTAACCATCGAGTAGCGGTTGGGGTATCTATTCCTTTTAATGCTCCAGCAGTATTTAATTCTACTTATACAACATTAGATCAAATTAAGTCAAATATGATTAATTATATTCTGACTAATACTGGTGAGAGAGTACTAAATCCTACATTTGGAGCTAATTTAAGAGCACAATTATTTGAACAGATAACACCTAATACCTTAAGTGCTTTAGAAATAAAATTAACAAATGATTTAAAAAAATATTTTCCATCTGTTAGAATTGATCAATTAACATTATCTCCAATATATGAAGAAAATGCTATACAATTAGTTATAGTATATTCTGTTTTAAATAACGCGACTGAAACGATTACAATTACACTATAATGGCAACTGAAAATAGAGATATAAAATACATAAATAAAGACTTTGGCGAATTAAGATCAGCACTTATCGATTTTGCTAAAACTTACTTCCCAACAACATATAATGATTTTACTCCAGCATCACCAGGCATGATGTTTATGGAGATGTCAGCTTATGTTGGAGATGTAATGTCATTTTATCTTGATAATCAAATTCAAGAAAACTTCATTCAATATGCTCGTCAACAAAACAATTTATATACTCTAGCATATATGTTAGGTTATAGACCTAAAGTGACAGGAGCATCTACAGTTAGTATTGACATTTATCAACAAGTACCTTCACTACTTTCAGGTAGTACTTATATTCCTGATTTTACTTATGCTTTACAAGTAAAAGAAAATACATCTGTGGCTTCTAATTTAGTTGGAGCAACTAATTTTTTAATTCAAGATCCTGTTGATTTTGCGTTTTCTAGTTCATCAGACCCAACTCAAACTACAATTTATAGTTTAAATGGAAATGTACCTGAATTCTTTTTATTAAAAAAGACTCGTCAAGCCATTTCTGCAAATATTCAAACTAAAACATTTACATTTGGTGCCCCAGAACGTTTCCAAACAATTGAAATTAATGATTCAAACATTATAGAGATATTAGATATAGTTGACAGTGATGGAAATGAATGGTATGAAGTTCCATACTTAGCTCAAGAAACAATATTTGACACAATTAAGAATACTAATCCTAATGATCCTAATCTTAGTGGAGACAACGGAGAAGTACCTTATTTATTACAATTGAAGAAAGTACCTCGCAGATTTACTTCTAGATTTACTTCCCCAACTAATTTACAAATACAATTTGGAGCAGGAACTAATACTCAAAATAATACTGAAGAAATTATACCTAATCCAGATAACGTTGGTTTAGGATTACCATATAAACAATCTAAATTAACAACAGCTTTTGCTCCCGCTAACTTCTTATACACAGATACTTATGGTATTTCACCTTCAAATACTACATTAACTGTTAGATATTTAACAGGTGGAGGAGTAGCTTCAAATATACCAGCTAGTTCTTTAACCTCTATATCAAATTCAGGTACTCAAGTTAAATTTCAAAATTCTAATTTAGACCCAACATTAGCCCAAACTGTGTTTGATTCTGTAGCTGTTAATAATCCAACAGCCGCTGCTGGAGGACAAGATGGAGATACTAATGATGAAATTAGATTTAACTCTATGGCTACTTTTGCTACACAATTAAGAAGTGTAACTCAAGATGATTATTTAGTTAGAGCTTTAAGTTTACCTTCTCAATATGGAACAATTGCTAAAGCATATATTGAACCTGAGAAAATAGCTAATTTACTTCCAGGTCAAACACCTTCAGTATTGGATTTATATATTCTGGCATTTGATAATAATAAACGCCTTAAAACCGCTTCTACCGCGCTTAAAACCAATTTAAGTACGTACTTATCACAATATAGAGTAATAAATGATGCTATTAAAATAAAGGATGCTTTTGTAATTAATATTGGAGTAGAATTTGATTTGATAGTATTACCTAATTATAATAATAATGAAGTAATTTTTAATTGTATTCAAGCTTTAAAAAATTATTTTGCTATTGATAAATGGCTAATAAATGAACCAATCATGTTAAGAGATTTATATATTCTTTTAGATAAAATTGATGGTGTTCAAACAGTTAAAAAAATCAATATTGTTAATAAAGTAGGAACTAATTTTGGTTATTCACAATATGCTTATGATATTAGTGGAGCAACTCAAAATAATGTTGTTTATCCTAGTTTAGATCCAATGATTTTTGAAGTAAAATATCCTGACACTGATATAGTAGGTCGTGTAGTACCTTTATAATTTTTATATTTATAATAAAAAATGGCAATTTATAAAATATTTCCTACCAAGGATGCTTCTATTTATTCTGTTTATCCAAATAGAAATACTGGATTAGACGAAATATTAGAATCATCTACTGATATAAGCATATCTGGAACTCCTCAGGCTAGTAGATTTTTAGTACAGTTTGATAATACTGAGATAAACGATATCATTACTAATAAAATTAGTGGTTCAACTT